TTATAGCCTCGTATAATCCATGTCGGTTAAGATGTCAAGTTTGACCCAGTTATAAACAACTCTAACAGTTACTTTCTTAATAGAGCCTTCTATAACAGTAGTTGCTATAATTTCTTTAACTATAATTTTTAATAAATCTCTTTTTTCGTCATAATTCAGAGAATCTATACGTTTATTATATTCCTCTAGCTTAATTTCTAATTCTTTTAGCAATTTATCTTTAGATTTTAATTTTTCTAATTGTTTTTCCGTTGTGGCGATTATTCTTTTCATGTTGTTTTCTTCTTTATTGATATCACTTAGTTGTTCTTCTAATTCAGTATCTGTTATTATTTTCTTTCTATATAATTTTAAAATCTCATTTTTTTCGGATTTAATGTTTTTTAATATTGAATCATTTTTTTTTATTTGATTAAGTACTTCACTTAAATTATTGGAATCATCATTATTTTTAATATTTTCTATTTCATTTTTGTAATTTCTAACAAAATGTAATATATCATTCCAAACAACCTGCTCTATTTCATCAACCAATATGTTTCCTGAAGTACACTTAAATCCTAAACGATTTTGTTCAGCACTTCTTTTCCCATTACAAGCATAAACATCATTTTTAGTTTTATAGCTTATTCCACAATAAATTTTGCCGCAATGTCCGCAACGAATAAGGCCTCTTAGAAGATATTCCCTATTCTTCATGCATCTAAAGCTTTCATTTGAATTTTGTTTTTTTTGTTTTTGCGCCATATTCCATAACTCTTCACTTATTAAAGCTGGTACTTTTCTTATTATAGTTTCTTTTCTTCTTGTAGCTTTTTTGCCATACTCATGTACACCTTTGTATGTTGTATTAGAAATAATTCTTAAAACCGAAGATGTTCTCCATTTTCCTGTCATGCTTTTGGTTTTTTGTGTTCTAGTTATACTGTAACTAGGAATATTGTTGGTGTTTAAATAAGTAGCTATCCCTAAAGTGCTTATTTTATCGACTACGTACATATTAAATATTTTTCTAATTACTTTTGCTTCACTTTCATTTATTTCTAAATAACCATCACTATTTACTAAATATCCATAAGGTACAACACCACCGAGCCATTTTCCCATCTTAGCAGCTCTTGTAGCACCTATATACATTCTGTCTAGTATATTATTTCTTTCAAGTTCAGCCATGCTTAAATAGGTCGTAAACTGAAATTTACCAGTTGGGGTATTTAAATCAAATGGTTCAGATACGCTCAATATTTCTATATTTAATTTAGTTAATATTTCTGCAGCATTAAGACCGCTTAAGGTGTCTCTCCCAAATCTATCAATTTTATAAACTAAAACGGCATCAAATAATTTGTTTTTGGCATCTTCTAATAATTCTTTTCCGCCTGGTCTTTCGCCAAATGGAATTGTTCCGCTTACACCATTATCTAAATATTCTTTGAAAATCTCTAAATCTTCTTTTAATTCAATATAAGTATTTAATATCTCAACTTGATTCTCGATTGTGTCACGTTCTTTTTGATCATCAGAAGATACTCTACAATATAGAGCAACTCTTTTCATTACTTATCACCTCTTTGCATTCTAATAATATTAAAGCAATTAATCATATTCATTTGTATTTGCTTAATTTCTAAATCGGATAATTCAATATTATCTAAAGTTAACCCTTCGCTAGAAAAGATTAAATTCATAGTTTCTTCTATATCAGTTACTATATATTTTTGTCCTTCTTCTAAACTGAATAGTTCATTTGTGCTTACATTAAGTGCATTTGCTATTTTTTCTAATGTATCAGCGTTGAGTGTTTGCCTTTTGCCACTTTCTATTTGGCTTATTGTTGCATTACCAACATTAGCGTCTTTAGATAATCTATAGGCGCTCACACCTTTAGACTCTCTTATTTTTTTTATGTTTTGTCCTAATATACTAATCATTTTTTTATTCTCCTCATATACTTTCGTTTATAAAAGTATTATATCAAAAACAATATATACTATACAAGTTAAATTTCATAAACGAAAGTAAAATAAAGAAAAATACTTTCGACAATGAAATTAAAAAACAAAGAATACTGTCGAATACGAAAGGGAAACGGAGCAAATCAAATATAATTACATATATTAGCTTTTTAGGATACTTGTATACTTTCGAATGTGAAAGCATAATAAGAGTATAGTTTCGTTTGCGATAGTAAATAACGAAAAGTAAATGAAATTTATAAATTCTAAAGAAGGAGTAACTAAAGTAAATGAATGGTGAAAAATTAAAACAAAAAATGGAGGAAAGAAAAATTACAGGTTATGAAATGGAAAGAATTACCGGAGTTAGTCAGACAACAATAAGTCAAATTAAAAAAGGTGAGAGAAACAATCCTAAAATTTTGACTGTAAAAAAAATAGCAGAAGCGCTTGATGTTAGAATTGAAGAATTGATTTAGGAGGGATTTTATGGAGGTAACAACAGAATTTATTAATGGCAAAAGAAAATTAGTAATAACTAGAGTATCGAGTGGGGTGGATAAATCTAAAGAATTAATAAGAGCAGTAATGCCGGAATGTACAATTACGTTCAAAGATGAAGTTGAAGAAGGAGGACAAGCTTAATGGATAAGAAAATTCAAATGAAACAAGAGGTAAGAGATTTAATAAAAATAATGGACGAGCATGGAAAGCAACTTGTAGATGCTAGAGAGCTACATGAGTTTTTAGAAAGTAAACAAGATTTTTCGACATGGATAAAAAACAGAATAGAAAAATATGAATTTGTTGAAAATGTTGATTTTTCCACATTCCATAAATTTGTGGAGCGTGAAGGAACAAATTTAGGTTCAAAGAGAACAGAGTATGTTTTAACTATCGAAATGGCAAAAGAGTTAAGTATGGTAGAAAACAATGACAAAGGGAAAGAGGCAAGGAAGTACTTTATAGAGTGTGAAAAAGCTTATTTAAATTCTAATTCACAAGTCAAAAAGCTAACAACAGAAGAAATGTTAGAGCTACAATTCAATTTTACTAAAGAAGTAAAAGCAGAAGTTAAAGAGGTTAAGGATAAAGTAACAGTAATTCAGGAGTTTGTAGATGCAACCGAGTTATCTACGGCTGATAGCAAAAGATTAACAAGTTTAGCAAATAAAATAGTAGTTACTTTACTAGGCGGCAAGAAGAGTAAGGCATATGAAACTCTTAGTAAAAAAGCTTTTTCAGACTTGTACAAGCAGTTACACAGAGAATTTGGAGTGTCTTCTATAGCAGAAATAAAGAAAAAAGATGTTGAGTTAGCTAAAGAGGTTATTCAAAACTATAAAGCTCCAATAGTTCTACAAGAGGAAATTGCAAAAGCTAATAATCAAATTAATTTTAAGGGAGTTATTTAAATATAAAATGAAAAACAGCATAAAAGAATATATGATTATAAAAAATGAAGATGGAACTGAAACAAAGGAGTTAACAAGAGAAATATTTTTAGATTCAGCTCCAACTAGACAAGAAATATATAAACAATACTTAAAAAGAAGAAGAATATGTATTGGGATATATCTATCGCTTAATATAATCATCATCACAATTTTAATGTACTATTATTTAAAATTTAAATAAGGAGAGATTCAGATGGAAAACAACAAAATTCATTCAGTAAGTATTATAAACAATGAGATCAAATTAGATAACTTCAAGGTAGAAGGAGTACTTGATTATAACTTAAAACGTTCAGGAAAAGGAGAGGCTACATTAAACTTAACTTTACTTGTAAGAAGTCAAGAGGTTGAAATTAAACTTGATGGTGAAGAAATGGCTAATACAATTATTCCTTTAGAAAATACAAAATTTATAAATGAGTTATCAAATGCAATAGGCGAAAAATGGGTTAACTGTTCAGGTGAACAAAAGGGGTTACCTTTATTCTCAAAACAGGATGAATTAGAAAGAGCTGAAAAAATAGTTCACGTTTTGGAAGGCATGTCTATTGAATCAGCTCAAGAAATTCTAAGCAAAATTAATAAAGCTTTATTACAATTAATTTTTATTAGTTGATCTCATTATTTCAATAATTTCTTCACAAGTTTCATCAAAGAGTTTCATAAGTTCTGGTAATGACATTTCTTTGACGTTGTAATGAGATTGAATATATAAGGTAGCGACCTTTTCAATACGGTCAACCATGAAAAACACCCCCTTTCAAACAAAATTTTACCATAAAGGGGATAAGAATACAAAAGGAGGTAAAAGGTATGTGTAATCTAGCAAACATAGTTAGATTTAACACAGAAGAAGAAAAGAAAATAGTTTTTGAAGAAGTAACAAGAGATATAAAAGTTAATAGAATAGACTATGGGAAAAAAACGACATTAAAAGATGTAATTTCGCTAATGAGAATAACTTTAACAATAGTAAGGAGGTGCTGATTTGGGAGTACTAATGAGAGAAAAACTAGAGATAGCAGACGAAGCAAGAAGAATTTATTTAGAGAGTAATGGAAGGTTAGCTTATGACGAAGCATTAAGACAAGCTCAAAAAGAATATGAAGAATGGAAATCTATAAAAGGTTATGATGATAAATATTTTATCAGTAACAAAGGAAGAGTTAAAAGCATTAAATATAAAGCTCCTAGAATATTAAAACCTAGAGTAGATAATTATGGATATTACCGTGTTGCTTTATGTGAAGGTAATAAAGTAAAAGATTATAAAATTCATAGATTGGTAGCAAGCGCATTCTTAGAAAATGCAGAAAATAAAACAACAGTTAATCATATAGATGGAAATAAAACTAATAATTCTGTTGAAAATTTAGAATGGGCAACTAGTAGCGAACAAATGTTACATGCTTATAAAAGTAATCTACGAGGTAGCAATAAAAAGAGGATTAGCAAACTTAAAGTAACTGAATCTTGCAGGAATAGAAACTTTAAAAAAGCTAACCCAAATGAAATGTCCAATTTAATTATAAATGAAAATGAAGATATAGACAATAAGGGAATTATAGGGGGATTAGAAAATGGAATGTAAATGTTGTGGCAGAAAGCCAAGTGAAATAGAGGAATATATTGAAATGGTTGAATGTGGAGAATATAAAACAGCGGAATTAGCTGCAAAAGATGATGGAACATATAACCCATCAACAGAGAAGTTCTTATGTACAAGTTGTTATATAAAAGTAGGAATGCCATTAGGGAGGGCTTAGAAATGAATTTGTTAATTGAAAATGATTTAGCTCAGGAAAGAGAAGGATTTAAAATAGAAGACTTAGAGGGTGCTACATGGGCGTTCAGAAAGTTAAGAGCAATAGAAAATAAGCAAGTAGAAATAAAAGCTATAGCAGATGAAGAAATATCAAGGATTAATGAATGGAAAGATGCTGAATTAAAGCAATATGAAGCAGATAGACAATACTTTAACTTTTTACTAGAAGAGTATTACAGAAATGAAAAAACTAAGGATAAGAAATTTAAATTATCAACGCCATATGGTAATGTTTCAGCAAGAAAATCTAAAACATGGAATTATACCAATGAAGAGGCATTAACTAAATACTTAAATGATAATATTCCAGAACTTATAAGAGTTAAGGAAGAAATAAATAAGACAGAGCTTAAGAAAGTATTTAAAGATGGAATAAATCAAGAAACTGGCGAAGTATTACCATTTGTAAATATTGAAGATACTGAAACTATAACAATTAAGGTTAAATAAGGGGAGTATTAGATAATGTTAGAGTTTGATGAAAAAATAAAAGGTCTTAATTTATTTGAGAAGATAGCAAATATAAGTTCAGAAATAGATTATTTACAAAAAGATGATAAGGTTGGTTTTGGAAATAATGCTTATAAAGCTATAAGCTCTGAAAAAGTTATAGGCGTGTGTGCTGAAAAGATGAATAAGTATGGCATAGTTATTATTCCTGTAGATCAAGTTTATAAGAGAACTGATGAATTAGTATCTGTAGATAATGAGGGAAAAAGTAAATATAACAGAATATCAGATGTTGATGTTAAGTATGAGGTTATAAACATTCATAATACTACTCAAAAAATAGTTACTATAGCAAGTGGTACAGGCGTTGATACACAAGATAAAGGAGTAGGTAAAGCGCAAACTTATGCTTATAAAAATATGTTAGTTAAATTATTTGCAATTCCAACAGGTGATGATACAGATAAAGTACATTCAGATGATTATAACAAAAAGTTATATGGGGATACAAAAAAAGAAACTACGATATCCAAGCCTAATAACCAACATTTGCAAACTCATAAGTGTTCTAAATGTGGTGTTGATGTAAATGAAAATGTAGCAAAATTCAGCAATGCAAAATATAAGAAAGTTCTATGTATTAATTGCCAAAAAGCAGAAAAGTAAGGGGGAGTATTTGTGGAGATTAAAAGCGGAGATTTAATGTATTACTTCAACATAGAATTAGATGAAACTGGATTAGTTAAAACAATTGTTAAAACTTATCCAATTATAGCTACAAAAGAAAAGTTTGAAGATAATCAAATTATGGTTATAGATAATTTAAATTATACAACATTACAAACTAAAGATGAAAAGTATTCTACTCATACCATATTTAATAAAGTTAGATGTTACGAAATGAATTATCATAGCAGGGGATTAAAAGATAGTGTAACAGGATATTTGTACACCACAAATTCTAATAAAAAAGTTGCTATAACTAAGATTAAAAAGGCTATGGAAAAGTATCTAAAAGATAAGTATGGTAAGTACGGGAATTTTATAGAATTACTTAATAAAATAGAGGCTTGATATTATGGCGAATAGAAAACAATAATATTAAAATTAACACTATTTCAAAGAAAAAAATGTAGGAGGTAAGTAAATGTCAGAAGGGTGGTTTAAGCTGCATAGATGCTTATTTGAAAAAGCTATATGGCAACAATCTACTCCTGAACAGAAAGTTATATTAATAACCCTTCTAGGTCTGGCTAATCATAAGGGAAGAGAATGGGAGTGGAAAGGAACACAATTTAAGGCTGAACCAGGTATGTTAGTAACTTCACTTGAGAGCATAACTGCAAGGTGTGGCAAAGGAATTTCAATACAAAATGTTAGAAGTGCTATCACTAAATTTAAAAAGTATGGATTTCTAACAGAGGAAGTAACAAAGACAGGAAGGCTCATAACAATACTAAATTGGGGGCTTTACCAAGGTGGCGAATATATAACTAACAAAGATACTAACAATCAAGTAACAAACAACCAACAAAGCACTAACAAAGAGGTAACAAACAGCCAACAAAGAGGTAACAAAGAGGTAACACCTAACAAGAATGATAAGAATATAAAGAATGATAAAAATGAGAAAGAAGGAAAAGAAAGAGAAGAAGAAATATCTATCCTTCCACCTCTATCATTTCCTACCGAATACCATAAAAGTATTTTTGATAAAGTTGGAGAGGTTGGTTATAGAACATGGTTTATAAATTCTAATATTACAGATGGTCCAGTAATAACTATAGAAGCTCCTAATGAGTTTACTAAGAATATTGTAGAAGAGAAATATAAAAAGCATTTAGAGCTTATTTTAAAAAAGAAAATAGAAATTAAGTAAGGAGGATGAATAATTGAAGATATGTATATGTGGTAGAAGAGCAACAGAATTACATCACATAGTTTTTAGGAGTCAAAATAAACCTTTAGAAAATTGTAAATTTAATCATATAGATTTATGCCAGGAGTGCCATAGAGGTACAAGAGGTGTACATGGTTCTAAAGGGCATAAATTAGATATAAAACTAAAGTTAAATTTTCAAAATAAGCTTAATGAGGTATTTAAAAATGAAGAACTAACTAAAGAAGAAATAAGAACAATATTAGATGTAAATAGAAATGCAGTGGACAGGCTATTAAAAGGCGTTAAAGTTAACGGAGATAAATATATTAAAGAGGATGTAATAAGGGCGTGTATGGCGGGGAGATTGATTTTAAATGAGTAACACACCATATGAAGAAGAATACACCGCAGAGGTTAACTTATTTAATAGTATTACAAGACGATTTGAGAGCCTACAAGAAAACGACATAGTAACAGCTTATAATCTTATGAAAGATAGTCTACAAGCTTATAACAGATGGTCAAAGATACGCTGTGATGTAAGAAAAGATTTAACTAGAGGGCAAGGAGCGGAGCTTAAGGACAGATTAGAAGAAATGGTTAAGTATTTAAAAGAGGTTCATGTTGTTAGTAGAATGGTTTGGAAGTCAGCAAGAGAGGATTTTATTAATCATAAAGAAGATTTATAAGAAGAGTTTAGAGATATTGTTTAAAAAGAAAGTTGAGGTTAAGGAGTGAAAAAGAAAATAGGGTTAATAGATGTTGATGGACATAACTTTCCCAACTTAGCATTAATGAAAATATCAGCATATCACAAAAGCATAGGTGATGAAGTAGAATGGTTCTTTGGATTTAATTCATATGACAGAGTATATATGAGTAAGGTATTTACCTTCACAGAAGATTTTCACCAGGTTATAAACGCTAATGAAATAATAAAAGGTGGTACAGGCTACGACTTAAAAAATGAGTTACCACCTGAAATAGAAAATATATATCCTGATTATGATTTATACGAGATAAAAGATACAGCTTATGGATTTTTAACAAGAGGTTGTCCAAGAGGTTGTAAATTTTGTATAGTAGCTGAAAAAGAAGGTAAGTGTAGTAAGAAGGTTGCAGACCTAAGCCAATTTTGGAGAGGTCAAAAAAACATTGAGATTATGGATCCAAATCTTTTAGCTTGTGAAGATTGGAAGGACCTACTACAACAACTTATAGATAGTAAAGCTACAGTAAATATAAACCAAGGTATGGATATTAGATTTATGACTAAAGAAAAAGCAGAAATGATAAATAAACTAAAGATAAAAATAATACATTTTGCATGGGATAATTACGAATTTAGTACGTATGAGAAATTAAAAGAGTTTAGACCACTTTTGAAATTTGATAGTAGAAGATTAAGAGTTTATGTTCTTACTAATTTTAATACAACATTCGAACAAGATTTAGATAGAGTTTATAAACTTAGAGAGTTAGGTTACGACCCATATATAACTATTTTTGAAAAGTGGAATGCGCCAAAGGAAATCAAAAGGTTACAAAGATGGGTTAATAGTAAATTTATTTTTAGAAGTTGTGAGAGATTTGAAGATTATAAGTAATATGAAAATATTGCGAACTAATAATCAGGATTGAGAATACGAATAATGCTCTTTGAAAATTGAATAATACGGTATAAAAATGATTGCCAGATTGTATAAAAATATGATACTATTTCCATATAAATGCAACGAAAGAGGGGATAGTTGGTCATGGATGAAAATTTTTATACTTCTGCACAAAAACTATCAAAAAATCCTTTAGGGATACTGGCATTATTTTTAGTCTTAACTTATGCAATTTTAGCAATAATTACAGGATTTGGACAATTAGATGGTTTGTTAAAAACTATTCTGGTTGCATATCTTATTATTTTTCCATTAGTTGTTCTTTTTGTATTCTATAATCTAGTAGTAAATCATCATAGCAAATTATATGCACCAACAGATTTTAAAGATGATAAAAGTTTTTTAAAATCTATGGAGTTAAATATTAAAAGCTTAGAATTATCGAAAGAAATTGATAAGACTTCAGAAAAAATAGTGCAAAATGACAATTTAGGTAATATTAAAGAAGAAGTTACTAAAGTGGTTTTTAAAAGTATACTGACAATATATGGAGGTCTCACACTAAAAGTTTTGTACTATGATCTAGATGGGAGAGTTAGATTCAGATTTGATAAAGAAAAACAGATAGTGACAACAATTTTTGATGGTATAGAAATAGGTGGATATAAGTTGGATTCATTTTATGAAGATTACAGAGATCTCCATAATAAAGGGATTATAAATATATCTTCATTTGATCCATTTGAATTTACTATTGCGAATTCTGCAAAACCATCTATTAAAGAACTGTATGAAGATACCTTAAAAGAATTTGAAAATCAAAAATCAGTTCCAATGATATCTGTAAAAAAGAAATAAAAGTATCATATAAAGTAAAGTACTTGATTTAGCTTTATATTAAATTTGGACAAACCTTTATATAAGTGACAGTATCATATTGCATTAAACTAAGTTTAACTAAGAATAGACAATCAGTAAAAATGAATAGTTTTTAAAATACCGTATTATTCAGAAATGGATTTTGCGGTATTTTTATTTTGTAATAAAAAAGGGGAGATAGAATTGTCATTAGAAGAAGTAGAGTTATTAGAATATCAAATAGAGTATCCAACATTAAATTTAGTAATTAAGAAAGATAACAAAAGAATGTTTGATTATGGAATGTTATATTGTTATACCAAGGAATGTGAAAAAGGTTTTAAGGTAAAGAAGGTTAACAAGACTACTAAAAAAGGAACTAAGTTCACATATACAGCAATAAAAAATAAACAGGATTTTGAAGAATATAAGAAAATGGTTAATGAAATGATTGATAATTTCAATATGAAACACGGATCTAAAATAAAAGCTCAATAACTAATAATGCAAAGATAATATAAATTTGAACATTTTTATAACCTTATATTATCATATGAAAATCAATTAATAAGTAAAGCGGTGATAAATTGGAATTGATTTTAGAAGATATAAATTTTATGTGGAAAAAAGAAGAGATTAATAAAGTTAAAGATATGTGGAATGGTGGAGAAAGCTTAAAAGATATTACAGAAGCAGTTAATAGAGAAGGGGATGAAGTCTTTCTCCTTCTACTCCATCTAGCAAGACAGAGAAAAATAAAAATAAGGAAGGGGTTTATATGGGGCAAGTAGCTTTAACTAAAGAGCAGTTTATGGCTAAAGTTATTGAAGATAAAAAACTAAAGCAAGAAAAGCAACGTGAAGAATATAGAGATTACTATGACTATAAGATAGATACAGTAAGTAAGGCTAGAAAGAGATATTATAAAAATTATTATAGGTAGGTGAAATAAATGAAATTTTATGAATTTAATGATTTTGAATATTACGCATTAATAATAGCAAATGATGAGGAGAACGCAATGTTAGGTTATGAAGAAATTGTTGCAGATTTAGAAGAAGACGAAAAAGAATTAAGTCCTGATGTTATTGACTATAACGAAGCACTAGAAAGATATAAAAAAGGTAATATCGAAGGATGTGAAACAGAAGAAGATAAAATAAATGATTTCAATGAAAATGTAGACAATTTCTCGAGATATGTAAGCAGTTGGAAAGAACCTTGGACAGTACTGCTTATAGATGGAAGTTTAATATAGGAGGGTTAGGATATGAATAATCCATTTAATGCTATGTCTGATGAAGAATTTTTATATCAAATATGTGCTTTTATGGGAAAGGAGAATTTTATAAGATTTATAGATATAACAAATAGGAATTGTCCAAATAGCAGGTGCATTAATGAGAAAGACAAATGTGGAGAGTGTTTTTATGAGTTTTTAAGAGAATATGAAAAGAATAATAAAGAGGTAGAAGAATGCTAGAAATTTCGATTATATTTTTAATAATAGTAACGGTATGGAATGCTAGAGACATTAGTTATTTAAAGAAAAAAGATGTCTTACAAGATAGATTAAATGAGCAATCAGTTGAAGTTGAAGGTAGCTTAGTAAAGTCAGTAATAGATCATAAAAATAGAATTGAGGTGCTAGAGAATGGCAGAGAAAAAGAGGATAAACAGTAAGCAAAAGGGTGCAAGATTTGAAAGAGCTTTAGCATCTAAGTTAAAAGAGTATGGTTATAACTGTAGGAGAGGGCAACAGTACTGTGGAGCTAATGGTGATGCTGATGTAGTTGGATTACCTGGTATTCATATAGAAGCCAAACATGTGGAAAAATTAAATATATTTGATGCAATGGCACAGGCTAAGGCAGACTGTAGAGAGGGAGAATTACCAGTGGTATTTCATAAGAAGAATAATACTGAAATAATGGTCACAATGCGTATAGATGATTGGATGAAGGTATATAAAAGGAGTGGGTTAGATGATAATTAATTTTGAAGTTGAAATTGAAGGTGTGTTGTTAAATGGCAGTTTTGAATTAAGTTCTTCAGATGGGAAAAAGTTTGAAAGGTTCAGTTTATCAAAGAAGGAAAATGTTATTAAAGAAGCAGTTAAAGAAAATATAAAAGTAAATTCGTTCAATTGTATCGAGATGCAATAATGTTTTTTGGAACTAGATAGGAGTGATAGAATGGATAAGGAGTTATTTAGAAAAACCGAAGGTCGGTTATACAGATATTTTAAACAACTTAAATTAATAGAAAAGCTTAAAAATAAAGTTGTATTATTGTACAAGCAACAAGAAGCTATAAAACAAGAAATTCATAATCTAAAAAATCTTAAAATAGAAACTGGTTTGAATATGGGGATAGATTACTCTAGAGATAAAATACAAAGTAGTTCGGATGGCTCTGGTGAAGCAGAAAGAGAAACTATTAAGTATATAGAAAACTTAGAAAAGGAATATAGGTATGTAGTTAAAAAAATGCTTAAGATAAATGCTAGGATAAGAGAAATAGAGATACAGATTCAAGATATGCAATATAATCTTTCTATGTTAAGCGAAGAAAGTAAAAGGTTTATAGAATGGAAATATGCAGAGCTTAAATCAATAGATTGGATAGCAGTAGAGATGTATGGAGGTGCTAGGAGTACTGCTTATAGGAAAAGAGAAGAGTTAGTTGAGAATATAGCTAATTATAGTAATATATTAGTTTAGATTATGAAAATATTGAGAACTAACTACTGAAACTAGAAGTACTGATAATGTTTATAAATGTTCTTTTAAAACTGAATAATACAGTAATTATTAATTACCTTTTAAAAGTATTATATAATGAATTCAATCGGAATATATTGTATAATTATTACTATAATAAATTAAAATAAAAAGGTAAAAATGAGGTGAGCTTTATGGGCAGCAATAGTCAATATTCAAAAGTTGTAGAAGTAAGTAAGATCACTGGATACGGGTTGATGGATGCTTTTAAGGCATTAAAAAAAACAGAATGGGACATACAAAAGGCTGCGAAATATTTAAAAGAACATCCTCCAGCATATCTAACTTAAGTTTAATAGTTTACATTTGTTTAAACACCGTATTATTTAATTGAATTTTACGGTGTTTTTGGTTCGCAATACAAAGAAAAAGTTAATAAAAAATAATATTTAAAAACTTGGGACAAAAATGGGACAAAATTGGGACAAAAATATAATATAGAAGAAGTATAATAGTATTAAGAAAAAAATTAATAAGCCCTCTTTCATATGGTTAGCTTGCAGCAGGGATTACACAGGATTGTAAGTCTAGCCAACTAAATTAAAGCATCCTACTAGTTAGGGTGCTTTTTTGGGAGGAAATTAAAGGTTTTCGTAGAATTAGTACATTAGAAAATAAAAGGGGAGAATGGTTATGGAACTAGATTCTAAACAAAAGGTGTTAGTTGCTATATATACAGAATATCAAAAAGAAGACTTTGACATGAGGACAAATATTAAGGCAGATGTTATAGGAATTGAATATCAAATTTTTGCAAAAGCTATAGTAAAATTAATTAATGAAGAATATATAACAGGAGTGAAACTTGTGAGAGGTGGTATAGGCAATAAAATTCATTCTATACTTTTAGATGACATGTTGATAACTAAAGAGGGTATAGAATATGTAGAAAGTAAGATAGGATTAGAAAAAACATTAAGTGGTAAGGAAAAAGCAAAGCATATAGGCAAAAAAGCGTTAGAAGCAGGATGGGATAAAGGCAGTGATTTAGCAGCGAAAGTAATAGGTGAATTAATAAAACAAAGTTAAATTTAAGAACTCTAGAAATAGGGTTCTTTTTATTTTATATACAAGCCTACAGTAAAATGAATTAAAAAAAGAAGGAGTGTGAATATCCCTCTTCACACTATATGGTAACTGTAGGTTTATATATGGAATAAAGTTTATTATAGAAATTAATTAAATGGAGGATAATGAAATGAATGAATTTGAAAAAGAAATGGAAAGAATAGAATTTAGACATGCTATGGAAGATATAAATAATAGAATGGATCAAGTGTTGCAATCAATACAAATGGCATCTAAAATACAAAGAAATTATTTTAATGGACTTATTGAATCAGGATTTAATGAAGAGCAAGCCTTACAAATAGTTATAGCACATGGTGTCAATATAGGTGGCTCAGTACAATCAAAAGAAGAATAATTTTAAAAAATATAAGAGAGGTGGTGGTGTTATGAAGCTAACAGATAAACAAATAATATTTGTAAATGAATACCTAGTGGATTTAAATGCCACTAGAGCTTACAAAAAAGCTTATCCTAATGTAAAGAAAGATAGTGTTGCAGCATCAGCAGCAGTTAGAATGTTAAGAAATGTTAAGGTTAAAAACTATATAGATGAACAGCTTAAAAAAATAGAAGATGAAAGCATAGCCAATGCAACAGAAGTAATGAAGTATCTAACTAAGGTTATGAGAAATGAAACATCAGAAGAAGTTGTTATTGCTTGTGAAGGTGGATATGCTAAGGTTGATAAGACACCATCTGAAAAAGATAGATTGAAAGCAGCTGAATTATTAGGGAAAAGATATAGGTTATTTGTAGATAAGGTTGAGAGTGAAAATAAAACTAAGGTTGAAACTACTACAAAGATTGATTCAATACTTGAACAAATGAGGAAAAGGCATAATGAGTAATGAATATAATTTATCTGATAAATACCTGGATTTCTTAGAACATGATGCACAAGTTGAATTTTTAGAAGGAACAACGGCAGCTGGAAAAACAACAGTAGGCATTACTAAGTTCATGTTAAAGGTTGCTGAATCACCTAAAAAAATGCATGTTATAGCAGCCAAAACAACAGGGGTTGCAGAAAAGAATATCATAAATAAAGAATATGGGATTAAAGATGTATTTGGAGATTCAGTTAAGTATAATGGTAATGGAGATAAGGACGATAAGATTCCACATATAAGATATACAACACCTAATGGTGATAAGATAATATATATACTAGGATATGACAATAGGGATAAATGGGAAATGGTTCTAGGGTCTCAATTTGGTTGTGTTCTTATAGATGAAATTAATACAGCTAGTATAGATTTTGTAAGAGAAATATCCACTAGAAATGACTATCTAATGGGTACACTTAATCCGGATGACCCTAACTTACAAGTATATAGTGAGTTTATAAATTGTAGTAGACCATTAGAGAAGTATAAAAAAGATGTACCAAAAGAGATACAGGAGCAATTGAACAGTGAGGAAAAGCCAAACTGGACATATTGGTTCTTTTCTTTTTATGATAATGCATCTTTAAGTGAAGAAGATATAGAGAAAAAGAAGCTATCAGCACCTAAAGGAACTAAGTTATATAAGAATAAGATATTAGGGTTAAGAGGTAGAGCAACAGGCCTTATATTCTCTAACTTTGAAAGAAAGAATAATGTAATTACAAAAGAAAAGGCTAAGAAATTTAAGTTCATTCAGTTTACAGCGGGACTTGATACAGCATACAGCCAAGAAAGTCCAGATACATTTGCATTTACTTTCTCAGGTATTACAAGTAATAAAGAGTTAGTGGTGTTAGATGAAGAAGTATATAACAATAAGGATTTAGATATACCATTAGCACCTAGTGACATAGCGCCTAAGTTCTTTAAGTTCTTAGAAAAGAATAGACAAGACTGGGGATTTGCTAGAGATGTATTTATTGATTGTGCTGACCAAGCAACAATAATGGAGCTTAAGAAGTTTAAGAGAACTAATCCTTGTATATATAACTTTATTAATTCATATAAGAAGATAACTATTATAGATAGAATACACTTAATGTTAGGTTGGCTTAATACTAATAATAAGATATTCTATTATGTTTTAGATACTTGTGTAGAGCATATAAGAGAGTTAGAAGTCTATAGTTGGAAAGACGATAAGTATGAGCCAGAAGATGCTAATGACCATACAATTAATAGTTCTCAATATGCATGGATACCTTTTAGAAAGATGATAGGAGATTATAAGGAGGAATAGAAATGGGGTGGTTTAAAGATATGGCAACTAAAGCAGCAATAAAATTATTGAATATACAACCAGCAATGTCAACGCAAATTACAATTCAAGAAGCTTATACCTACGAAACTAATTTAATGCGTAATAAGATATGGTATAGGGGTGAAGCTTATGAGTTAGACCAGTTTTTTAAGAACATAAGTAGTGATCCAGTAAATAAAGCTAGGTTTTGGAGTGCTGTACCTAGCAAAGATTTAAGTATTAGAAAGATACACAGCGGTTTACCAGCAATAATAGTTGATAAATTAGGTGATATAGTAGTATCTGATATTGATAAGATAGAGGTGGCTAAAGAAGAGTTTAATAATACATGGGAAGAGATTAGGAAAGACAATAAGTTTAATGATATGTTACCGGATGTTATAGCATCAACCTTAATTTCAGGGGATGGAGCATTTAAAATTACAATAGATACTGATATTACACCTTATCCAATCATTGAATACTTTGACGGTGATAGGGTAGAGTGTATTAGGAGAAGAGATAGGTTATATGAGGTAAAATTCTTTACATTTTATAACCTTAAGAATAGGCAATATAAGCTCATTGAGACATATGGTAAAGGATATGTTAGATATAGGTTAGTAGATGATAAAGAAAATGAGGTCCCACTATCAACAATACCTGATACAGCAGATTTACTTAATGTTGAATTTGATGGTGATTTTATTATGGCGGTACCATTGATGTTCTTTAAGTCTCCTAAGTGGGATGGACGAGGAAAGAGTATATTTGATAGTAAATCAGATAGCTTTGATGCTTTGGACGAGGTAATAAGTCAATGGATAGATGCAATTAGGGATGGAAGAGTTCAAAAGTATATTCCAGAAGATTTGATACCATGTGACCCTAGCACTGGAGAGATGCTTAAACCTAATCCGTTTGATAATAAGTTTATTGCGGTAGGTTCTAATAAGTCAGAAGATGTAAATAATCAAATAGACATGAAACAAGCTGATATAAATTATTTAGCTTATGTAGAAAGTTATGCTAATGCTATTGATATGTGCTTACAGGGTATTATATCTCCTTCTACATTAGGTATAGACTTAAAGAAAACAGATAATGCAGAGGCACAAAGAGAAAAAGAAAAAGCAACTCTATACACTAGAAATAAGATGGTAGATATATTAACAGAAGTGATACCTCAGTTAGTTAATATAGTTCTTAAGACAAATGATGTGCTTAATAGTAAGTCAGTTGGAGAATATGAAACAACAATAGCCTTTGGAGAATATGCATCACCAGACTTTGATTCTACAGTAGAAACAGTAGGTAAAGCTAAGAGCTATGGAATAATGAGTGTAGAACAGTGTATTGAGGAACTATATGGAGATACATGGACAGATGAAGAAAAAGCAGAAGAAGTACAGAGAATAAAAGAACAAAATGGAATGATAGAGGCAGAAGAACCAAAGGTAGTAGATGGTGATGAACTAAACAATATAGATGATCCAGTTAATAATGAGGATGATTTAAATGGACAAGAAGAATAATCCTAGTAAGTTAGGAGAAATACTTAAGAATATAACTAAGCAGTCTATACAATATAATGCAGCTAAAGAAAGAGAAAAGTCTTATGACATTAGAAGGATATTCGAGCAAATGGAGCTTGATTTGATTTCTAGTATGCATAGGGCTTTTTATTTTCACCAAACTGAACAACTTAAAGAAGGTTTTGAATGGGAACAATGGCAGTTATCCAAGCTAAGGTCTATGGAAAAGTATAGGCAGAAGAATAAAGAAATAATAGGCTCTTATTCTAATACAATAGAAGAAACAATAGAAAGAGAGTTACAAGGTAGTTTTAGCAAGGGTGAAAATAGAGTAGATGATTTAGTTAATAGTTTTGAAAAGGCAAAAGAGGCTAAAGAAGAAGCTAAGGTTGGTTTGCCTGATGATATAGCAGAAAGACAGAAGAAAACAATAAATAAAGGTAATGTACCAGAGGATAAGGACTTCTTTGGTCTTAATGAGAAGAAATTAAACGCACTACAAGATACAGTTAAGAGAGATTTAAAAGAAGCTCAGCATGCTGTACTTAGAAAGATGGATGATGTATATAGGCAAACAATATTTAAAACTCATGTATATATGCAATCAGGTACTAAGAGCTTATATCAAGCTATAGATATGGCTACTAAGGACTTCTTAGACAAGGGTATTAATTGTATAGAATATAAGAATGGCGCTAGGGTAAATATAGCTAGTTACGCAGAAATGGCATTAAGAACAGCAAGTCAAAGGGCAACATTCTTAGGAGAAGGTAAGAAAAGAGACGAGTTTGGAATACATTTAGTGGTTGTGAGCGCTCATGCAAATACTTGCGCTATGTGTGAGAAGTGGCAAGGGAAAGTACTTATTGATGATATATTTAGTCATGGTAGTAAATCAGATGGTGAGTATCCTTTACTAAGCGAAGCAATTAAACAAGGTTTCTTACATGCTAATTGTAGACATACTTTAATAACTTATTTTGAGGGGATAACTTCTCTACCAACTGTACCTGATGGTAAAGAGGCTATTAAAACTTATGAGGTTGAACAAAAACAAAGAGCTTTAGAAAGGCAGATAAGAAAGTGGAAAAGATTTAAAATAGGCACTACAGACGAAACAAATAAAGAAGATGCATTAATGAAAGTAAGACAATACGAAAAAGAACTTCAAGAGCTTATTCAAAGAAATCCTCAACTTAGAAGGAACTACAAGAGGGAAGAAGCTGACATAAGAAGTATTAAAGAAATAAATCATAAAGCAGATTTAAAAGAATATGAAAAGTTTAAAAGAGTATTAGATAATGAAGTACCAGAAACAATTGATAAGTTTCAGGAATTGAAGTACAATGATGTTAAGAAGTGGAAGTCCTTAAAACAGAAAATTAGGATAAAAGATGATAGCATTATAGGAAACCCTAATACACCTAATAAATTTGTTAATTCAAATGTTAAGTGGGATAAACATTTAGGGGTGTCTCAAAATATTTCTGATAAATTAAATAATATTCATACAGAATTAAGCGAATTTATGAGTAAAAACGATAGGGAAAAGGTTATTTTATTAGATATAAATTCAAGTAAATTAGCTTATGAATTAGAAGGTAGTAAGAATGATGAAGTAATATTAAATAAGGAAGTTCTAAAAATATTGAAAAATAGTAAAGAAAATAGTATTACGCTTACACATAATCATCCATCAAGCGCTCCTTTTTCAAGAGCAGATATTGATAAAATAATGCACTATAATTCTGTAAAGGCACTTACTTTAGAATGTGCTAATGGTGATAAGTACTTATTTGATAGAAATAATCAGAATATTGGATTCTTTAAATATATGGCTTTTGATTCAGAATACGATAAGATTTATAATAGGGTTGCACAAAAATATCCACAATTAAATGATGAAAAAGAGATATTTAATATCTGGAACATATTTTTAAATGATGTTAACGAAGAGATTTCTAAAAAATATAATATGGTATATAGAAAGGTGGATTAAATTTTAATGAAAGAGCAATTGCTTAAAATTAAACCTCCAAAGAAATATAAAGAGGGTTTAATAAAATATGAGATTGGATTAGATACTGTACCAGATTGGCCAATGTTACAAGCACATGGATGGACATTTGAGGAACATTTAAAATTAGAACAATTAATATCAATAGAAAATATGAGATTTTCTTTAAATGAAGCTATAGAAGAAAATGAGGCTACAGAAGAAGAGATTAAAGAATGTAGAATATTAATTGAAAAAGCTATTGAAAAGTATAATAATATGTAAAGCACTTACTTAAATAAAGAGTAGGTGCTTTTATTATACCTAAAATTAAGGAGGAAAAGGAAATGGAAGAAAAAAATAAACTTATTAAAAATGTGAAATTTGATTTTTTAAGAGATGGCAAAATAGGTTGTTGCCATATTGAAGTTAATTGCGAAACTACAGAAGACTTAAAGGAGGCACTAGAGTTTGCTAGAAGTGCAAGCAATCTAATACCTCCAATTGGTGAAACAGTAGATGAGCACACATCAAAATTGTCAAAATCTAAAATTAAACCAATAAGATAGAATAATCATTAGTAGTAGGCTTTGATTATAGCAACATTGTCTTGATATAAGTCATAATCAATTTCATTAATCCAATGATCAAGTATAAATTGACCACAAATACCATGTGGATTTTTTAAATCATCAGCGATAATTGCTAAGTAGTTCCCGTGATTATCGTTTAGTTCTAAAACTTTAGTATTTATACCGTTTATACAAACATCAATAAGTTTAGAAGAATTTTGATGAAATAATTCTTGTGGACAAATATCCAATTTGTTCATAAATTCACCCCCTTTTAATAAAATTTTACTATATTTATTAAAAATGGACAATTTGTAAGGAATAAGTCTTAGGAAACTAAGGCTTTTTATTATGCCCAAAACGTGCTTAAGGCTCTAAACTGTGCATGGAATTAACAGCCGACAGGCTATAAACGGAGAGGTATGTATGTTTATTAAAAATTCAAGATTTAAAAGGATGTTTTTTCAAGCTGATAATGGAGCAGGTGAAGGTGGTAGCACAGAAGAAACCACTAAAGAAACTACTGAAACCAATGAAGAGACAAAAGAAGAAACAAAGGAAGAAAAGACTTTTACACAGGCTGAGCTTGACACAATAGTAAAAGAAAGAATTTCTAGAGCAACCAAAGGTCAACTTTCTAAAGAGGAAATAAAAGCTTATAACGAGTGGAAAGAAAGTCAAAAGACAGAAGAAGAAAAGAAGAATGAAGCTTTTACTAATGCAGAAAAAGCAAGAATAGCAGCAGAGGAAAAAGCAACAGCTCTTGAAGCAAAGGTAACTTGTCTATCGAAGGGAGTTACAGCTAATTCAGTTGATGATGTAGTAGTACTTGCTAAAGCTATGGTTACAGAAGAAGTTACTATAGAACAGGCTATTGATAAAGTACTAGAAAAGTACCCAAGCTTTAAGGGTGAACAGCAGCAACAAGAACAGCAAAAAGGATTTAAAATCGGTGCTGATGGACAAAAACAAAAAGAAGGTCCAAGTGATGCTTTAGCTAAAGCATTTGGAAATAAATAATTTTAGAAATGGAGATGAATTAAATGGCAGTATACAGTTATGCTGAACAATTTGAAAGTGAATTACAACAAAAATATTCAAGGGAGTTAACATCTTATGATTTAGAGCAATCTAATCCACAGGTTAAGTTTATTAATGCACAAACTATTAAACTACCTAACATTACAGTAAGTGGCTATAAGGACCATAATAGAAATGCTATGGGATTTAATACAGGTTCTATAGGTAATGATTGGGAACCCAAAAAATTAGCACATGATAGAGATATAGAATTCGCTATTGATCCTATGGATATTGACGAAACTAATTTAACAGTAGAAGTTGCAAATATTCAAAATGTATTTGAAACTGAACAGGCTATACCTGAAAAAGATTCGTACAGATATTCTAAACTATATTCAGAAGCTAAGGTTTATGCATCTAATGGAGCTATAATTGATAATACAGTTTTAACAGAAGCAAATGTATTAGAATGGTTCGATACTCAAATGGAAAAGATGGATGACCAAGGGGTACCAAGTGAAGGCAGAATAATTTATTGTACACCTGCAATGAATAAGATTTTAAAGAGAGCTCAAGGGTTACAAAGAAACATTGATGTAAATAACAATAATGGTGTAATTGATAGAAGAGTGTATTCGTTGGATGATGTGAAAATAAAGCCAGTTCCAAGTGCTAGACTTAAGACAAAGTATGATTTTACAAATGGATGTGTTCCAGCAGCAGATGCAAAACAAATTAATTTAATACTTATTCATCCATCATGTCAAGTAACAAGAAGTAAGTACTCATACATTAAGTTATTTACTCCTGGTACAGACAGTAGAACAGCGGATAAATACGTATATCAAAATAGAAATTATGGAGATACATTCTTAATAAAAAATAAGGCTTGTGCTATATCTATTAATGCAGATAAAGAGGCTTAGGAGGGATAACAATTGAAAGCAACTAAAGGAAATAAAGTTTATATAATAGGAGAATCTGAAAAGAAATATTATGTAGCTCAAGGTTACGATATTGTAGATGATGAAGGAAACATAATAGAGTATGGAGCAGGAAAAACAGTTGAATATAAGAAGTATAAAGAAATAGAAGATAAGGCTACAAAATTAGAAAAAGAAAATAAAAAGTTAAAAGAAGAGCTTAAGGAATTAAAGAAGGATGCAAAGTAGTGTCCTTCTTTTCTTATAAGGATGTGACTTTATGTCTTATGTAGATGAAAAATATTATACAGGTGTATTTAAAGGTACTGTTTTAACTAGAGATAATATTCTTAATAAGTTAGAGAGAGCATCAGATCAAGTTGATACACTCACTTATAATAAAATCGTAGGCAAAGGTTTTAATAATCTTACAGAATTTCAAAAAGATAAAGTACAGAAAGCAGTATGCCTCCATGCTGACTTTGTAGAAAAGTATGGCGAATATATTGATATGCCATTAAGTGGTTTTAGCGCTGGTAGTATAAGCGTTAATTTCAATGCTCAAAAGATTAATGGCATTACTACTACACAAGAAGTTATTAATTATCTTAAGCAAACAGGATTAACTTGTAGGAGGTTGTGAGCATGGGATTAAAATTACCATTTCCGAAGTTTTTAGCTAAAACAGATATAAAAGTATGCAGTACTACGCTTGGTGAGGATGGAGAAGAAACAACGCAATTGTATACAGGGAAATGTATTTATACTGATAAAACAAAGCAAGTGATGAATGCAGAAAGACAATTAATAACTCTTACAGGCAAAGCAGTAATTGAGGGTGATATTAATCCAGGTAAGTTAATACAGGGATTTATAGAAGTTAATAATATTAAGAAAAATATTTATGGAACTGAAAGACCTCTTAACCCAGATGGGACAGTATTTTCTACGGAGTTGAGCTTGCAATGAGTGTAAATGTAACTATTAAATTATACAATGATAAAATTGAAGGGTTACAAAATGTTAGTAAGCAAGCCCTAGAAATGACAGTTGAAGCAGTATTAAGTGATATAAAGACTAGTGCAGTTATACCTAAAGATACTGGAGAATTAGAGCGTTCAAGCTTTGTTGATACAAGCCAAATAGAAAACATGGTAGTATCAATAATCTTTGACACTCCATACTCTAGGCGTTTATATTGGCATCCTGAATATAACTTCCGTACAGATAAAAATATAAATGCACAAGGCAAGTGGATGCAGAGCTATATAGATGGAGATAAAAAAGACTTTATAAAAGAGACATATGCTAAATTCTTAAAACAACTCAGTAAGGGGTTGATAAAATAATGCTTTTAAGTGAAGTGAGAGAGTATTTAAAGACTAAAATAGAATGTCCGCAATGGTATGCAGGTAAGATTGATGGAAGTAAAGAGCAATGCATAGGACTATATAATATTATGGGCTCTAGTCCAAATTTAGCCTTAGGTGGTTTAGCTAATACAAGCTATTCTACTAAGGCTATTTCTATACTTGTACATTGGGGGAAAAACAATAATATAGCAGAGCAAAAGGCACAAGATGTATATAATGCTTTGTTTGGACAAGAAGCCATTATCGGTGGCAAAAGGGTTATAAATTTTGATATGAGAACTTCTGAACCAATAGGAGTTGGTACAGATAGTAATGGTGTCTTTGAATATGTAATAGAAGTAAATATAATACATGAAAGGTAGTGATTTTAATGGCAGGATTTACAGGTGTATTTCCAGTTTATAATATTAAATTTAAAATAGGTTTAAAGGGTTTATCTAGTACAGATGTTGATTTAGTAAATATAGCTGACATGGAGACTTTTGGTATAAAAATAGATGGTAAAGCTGAAACATGGACTTCTTTTGATACAGCTGGATGGGAAAGATCATTAATGACAAGTAAAGCATTTTCAGTTGATTTAAAAGGGAAAAGAAATGTAGGGGATCCAGGTAATGATTATGTTGCTGCAACTGCATGGAAAGATGGGTTAGATTGTAGTGGAAAAGCTCAAATTTTATTTCCAGATGGGGCTAAAGTAGATTTTAATTGTGTAATAGATGTAAAGAACGTGGCGGGTGGAGATGCTAAAAACGTTGCACCTTTGGAATTTGAATTAAAAGGTGATGGAAAACCACAATATACTCCAGCACCAAAAACAGTTTAGGAGGAATTAAGGAATGACTAAAGTTTATAATATAATGGATAGGCTTACAAATGATAAGCCAGTAATTAAAATAGATAATGAACATGAATATACAGTGAACAATAGTAAGAATCAAGCAATATTTATTAAGCAACTTTCTGAGGATGAAAAACTAGATGACTTCGAGAAGATAGATAAAATAATCGAAGCAAGTCTTGGTAAAGATGCACTGAATTATATAAACAGTCTTAAACTATCCGTTAAAGCTACCAATACAATTATTAATACAATAATGGCAGCTTTAAATGAAGTTGAGCTTGAAGAAATAGAACAGGAAGCAGTTAAACAAGCGAAAGGTTTTCGGAAGAGATAAATGGTATGATCTTGTTGAGGATTGGGGGCTTATAGAAGCCTCCTTTACAGCTCAGTATGGCATAAGATTGAGAAATGAAGTTGATATGTCTTGGAGTGAATTCTGTACTCTCTTAACTGGGATAATGCCTAAGACCCCCTTAGGGCAAATAGTTAGTATTAGAAGTGAAGAAAACGAAGATATGCTTAAAAACTTTACTCAAGAACAACATAAAATCCGTAATGATTGGAGAAATAGAAATAATCCAATAGCAGATATGACTGACGAAGAGAAAGAAGAAGAAATGAGAAAAGTACAAGAAATCTTTGCAAAAGCTTTTGGATAGTATATACTAGGATTAATAGTTAATTTATGGAGGAGTAGATTTATGTTAGCTTTAGATGGTAAATTAGGCAGAAAGGTTGTTGTTGAAGGGGAAATAGTGAAAATAAGTATGGGATATTTACCTTTTCAAAAGCATAGAAATAAATCAGTTTTAATAAAGGATATAGTTTCAGTTGAAGTTAAAAAACCAGGATTATCTTCTGGATTCATTTTATTTCAAATATGTGGTGAAGATAATAAGGCTAGAAAAAGCATTTCAGATGCTCCAAGTGACAATGAGATACTTTTTGGTTCGAAATCAAAATATGAGACAGCCTTAAAAATTAAAGAATATATAGAAAATTTCAAGAAAAATAGTAATCATTCTAAAACTAATAACGCAAGTACAGCTGATGAAATAATGAAGTTTAAAAAACTTTGTGATGATGGAATAATAACTAAAGATGAGTTTGAAAAACAAAAAAGTAAATTATTAGGTTAATAGAAGCACTTAGAGAAATCTAGGTGCTTTTTCTATGCAGAAAGGAGGTATTATAGTGAGTGATAGCGTAGGAAAGATTACTTTAGACTTAGAAATTGCAAGTGATATTGGGAAACAAGTAAGTGCAATAAGTAATCTAATGGGTAAAAATTTGAAAGATACATTAAACAATTCTTTTAAATCATCTTTTGATGGAATAAATAAAAGTGCTAAAGAGAGCCTTAATAGTGTTGATAGTACAATGAAAAACATGCTATCTAGAATAAAAGATTCAACTAGAAAAACACTTTCTTCAGCATTTGCAACTATGAAAAAAATTAAGTTGCCAACGCCAAAGTTTCCAGAAGTTAATATAGCCAAGCCTAAAGTAGCTAGTATTTCAAAAACTATAGGAACTAGGGGACCGCCAACTGTTAACAAAGAAATGCTAAAATCTCAAATTGAAGGCATAGAAAGAACGCTAGATAACACAAATGCTAAAATCGAACAACAACAAGCTAAATTAGCTGGATTAAGAGAGGAATATAACAATACCTTCAATCAAGCTAGAAAGAACAAATTAGAAGAACAGATATTAAAGACAGAAGGGGCTATAAATAAGCTTATAGCTGCCTCCGATAAGTTAGGTTTTAAATTAGCTGATTTAGATGCAGGGTTTAAAATGTTAGGGGTTGCACCTATGTTAGCAGGTGCAGAAACAGCAGCCTTAACTAATAAAACAAAGGCATTTGCTACTAATGCTGGCAAAGCAGGGAATAGTACTAAAGGTTTTTCAAATGCATTAAAGCAACTTGGATTTGGGGCTAAAACAACAGGAAACAACTTTAGAGGCGCTTATAACGGTGTAGGAATGTTTTTTAGTTCTTTATTTAAATGGGGGATAGTATTTCCTCTTATTATCAGAGGGATAGGAGCAATGTCAAAGAGTTTATTTGATTCATTAATGACTAATCAACAATTTGCTAATTCTCTGCATCAAATACAAACAAACTTAATGGTTGCTTTTACACCTATTTTTTATGCTGTACTCCCTGCTATAAATGCTTTAATGAGTGCGTTAGCTACAATAACAACTTATATAGCTATGTTTACAAGTATGCTGTTTGGAAAGACTTATCAAGCTAGTTATCAAGCCACACAAGGGTTAATTAATGCTAAAGAAGCTATGGGGGCTTATGGAAATAGCGCTAAGAAAGCTGGTAAAGATGCAAAAGGAGCATTAGCCGGATTTGATGAAATTAATGTACTTGCAAACAATAAGCATGATTCTGATGGCGGTGGAGGCGGAGGTGGTAAAAGCAAAGTTCCTAAATTAGCAGCACCTAGCATAAACACTGCCCCAACTTCTGCAGCAGGAAAAGCAGTTGAAAAGATGATTAATGATTTAAAGGCAGTAATGGCTACTTTATTTAATCCATTAAAATCAGCTTGGCAAAAAGATGGGGCTAGTGTTATGAGCGCATTTTATCGGGCCATTGATGGAACTAAAAACACATTAAAACATTTATATTCTGTATTGCAAACTCCGCCTGTGCAACTTTTTATAGAAAATATAGCCAGAATAGGATTAGCATTAGCTAAATTAGCCTTATCAATTTATAATAACTTTATATTACCTATGGTTAATTGGTTTATAAGTGTAATGCCTGGTCTATCAAAAGGCTTAAATCCTTTATTGGAAGGTATTAGAAAGTTTATAGACTTTCTTTCCTCTAGTCCTAATCTGCTTACTGTTGTATGTAGTACTGTTTTAGGGTTAATCGCTGCATTTAAAATTCTAGAGGTATCATTAGTAGTTGTAAAATCTATAGAAAAGCTAAATGCAATCTTATTCATTCTTGCTGAAAACCCAATAATTTTAGTTATAGCAGCAATAGCAGCTTTAGTTGTAGCATTCACAGCTCTTTATGCATCTAATGAAAAATTTAGAAATAAAGTAAATGAAGTAGCTTCTGCTATAAGTAGTTTTTTTATGCCTGTAATTAATACATTAAAAGGAGTATTATTAGATGTTTGGAATAAAGCGCTAATCCCATTAGGTAATTGCTTGATTGATATATGGAAAACTGTAATAGAACCTCTTAGTGTTGTTATTAAAGATGTTTTAGGAATGGCTATTAAATTTATAATAGATATAGCAACTATGCTATGGAAAAATGTACTGTATCCATTTATTGATTTTCTGTCTAGCATTTTTATACAGGGGATACAAGCAGCTATCGAAATATACAAGGCTTGGAAGCCTGTAATACAAGCAATTATAAATATAATGTTGTTCTTATGGAAAAATGTTTTAGCGCCTGTTGTTGGTTTTATGCTAGGTACATTTAAAGGTGCCTTTGAGGGTGTATTTAGAAGTATAAAAGATATTATTGGGGGATTAAAAGTATTCTTTACAGGAATTATAGATTTTATTACTGGAGTGTTTACTGGAAATTGGAGTAGAGCATGGAAAGGTGTAGTTGAAATTTTTAAAGGTATAGTTAGTGTACTTGGAGGAATTTTTAAAACTCCTTTAAATGCTGTTATAGGTCTTATAAATGGTGCTGTAGATAGTATTAATAATATCAAAGTACCAAAGATAGATTTACCATTTGGTATGGGTACCGTAGGCGGATGGAATTTAGGAATTAAACATATACCATACTTAGCTAAAGGTGGTGTTATAGATAGTCCAACACTTGCAATGGTAGGAGAAGCAGGAAAAGAAGCTGTAGTTCCTTTGGAGAATAATACAGGATGGATGGATAAAGTTGGTAGTGTAGTAGCTAGTGCTGTTTTAGCAGCAATGCAGTTTAATACACAATCAAGTAATAATCCAAATAATAATTCAGGTGATACTATACTACAATTAGATGGTACTACATTTGCAAGACTCATAAAACCATATGTAGATAGCGAAAATCAAAGAATCGGTAATATGATAATAAAACCTGTGTAAAGGAGTGAGGTAAGATGATTAAAATAAATGGAGTAGTTTTACCTGCTCCTACTGATTATCAAGTATCTATAAATGACATTTCTAATGCTGAAAGAAACGCTAACGGAACTATGATAATAGAAAGAATAGCAACAAAAAGAAAGTTAGAATTAGCATGGAAGTTCTTAAGTAAAGAAGATCTAAGT